GGCGCTGTTCAGCCACACCGGGTGTTCTGTTTTCGGCTCAGTCATCTTGCATTCCTTGCTTGGGGGCGGGCCTCAAAACGTGCGCGCGCGCGAGGGCTTCGCGTGGAGAGGGGAAACCACGGCTGCCCGTTGCCCCTCGGATTCTGTTCAACGACGAAGGTAATGACGCGCAGACGTAGCGCGAGGCGGCGCTGGGCTCTGCGCCAGCTGTAGAACCGTGCGCGCTTGGATTGCTTGCTCATCGCGCCCCCAGTCCTTGGAATGGATTGCCGATCTCGCGCCAGCGGTCCTGTGCTCGGATGCGGCGCACCATGCTGGGGCTGACGCCGTGTTTCACGGCCTCGATGTGGCTTGGGTCTGTGCTGGCCCTGATCTCGCGCACGCGCTGCTCGTTGAGCTTTGACACCTTGCGCCGGGCCAGCGAGATGCGCATGCCCTTGGTGGGGTGGCTGTAGTTGCCTTTTGCCCCGGCTTCGGCCCGGATGGTGGAGATGTCGGCCACGCGGATGTGATCCCACTCCAGGCACTTGATCTCGCCGCAGGTGCAACTGGCCATCTCGCGCGGAGTGAGCGGGCGGCCGAGCTTCATCGCGGCGAGCACCCGGCGCACGGTCACTTGGCGCGTGCCGTTGTGCATGCGCGGGTAGCCGCCTTCAGTGGTTCCGCCGGTCCACAGCTGGCAGTCGCCCACCTCGGTGCACTGCTCGTAGATGCTGGCGACGGTGGCTTGGTCGTCGGGGTTGAGCTGGAAAATCTTCACGCCAGCCTCCCCGAGTGCTCGAAAACCCGGCGGATGGTGATGGCCAGGGCGCCCTGCTCGTCCAGCTTTTTCAGCTTCCACATGCGCATCTGGCCGTGCAGGCCGTTGAACGATCCCCGGTGGCAGTCGCCGCACAGGGCGATTGAGAGCCACCAGTTGCCCTGCTCGATCTCGTGCACCTCGGATGGAACGGCTTCGCCTCCACCCTGGTCGCACACCGAGCACGGCTGTTGCGCCACGTAGCGGATGTATTCGGCTTCCGCCACGGTCGGAGCCTTTTTGTTCTTGGACTGCACGGGCTGGCCTTTACGCTGGATCGGGCGCGCTGGCCGGTTGGGAGCGCTGGTACAGGCGTTCCCTGAGCTCGTAGCCCAGCAATGGCCAGATCTGATCGGTCGCCTTCTTCCGTGCGAGTTGGCGGCCGATGATCGCGTCGAAGTTGTCCCCGCTAACCGGTCCCTCGTTCACGCCCACGATGCGGTGGCCGTTGTTGAGGATCAGAACGACGATGGAGATGAGCGTCAGGCCGGGCAGTTGCGGGCACCCCGTGGTGGCCTTGTCGACAGTGAAGCTGTATTCGGCCGCAATGCTGGCCTCGATGTCGGCAGGCGTGACGCGCGGCGCCGTCAAGCCTTTGGCCTGGATCTCGCGCTCTACGGCGCTGTCGCTGGTTTCGGCGCTGACGGGCTTGTAGGTGCGCTCGAACACGTCGGCCGGCGACCAGCTGATGTAACCGGCATGGCGCGAGTCGTTGGCCTTCCCTCCGTCCTGGTACTCGACCAGATAGCCGGCGTCGGCCGGGTCTTCTCCTTCAGGAACTTGCCACCCGCGGTAGCCGTTGTATTCGCCGCGGGTCATGGGCTGGGCGGTCAGGCGTTTGGTGCCTTCGTAGAGCTTCGGGGTTGCAGGGGTCATTGGGTTCTCCAGGTGCGGCCGTGAAAGGGAGCGGCCGCGTCTCCCTCAATCGGCCTTCTCCGAGAAGGTGATGCCGCAATCGACCACGCCGTAGGCTTGGACCTGCACAAGGAATTCGGAGAACGCGTCGTCGCTCAGGCGCTCGGTGGATCGGGGCAGTTCGTTGCCGGCTTCGTCAAACTGGGCCGGGCAGAACAGGTCTTTCAGGTGCTCTTTCCACACCCGGGGCGAATAGCGCCGTTGCTTGCCGGTCAGTGGGTCGGGGAGCCAGACCTGCCACGCGAAGTCGCTCAGGATCGGCCCGTGGAACATCTTGCGCAGCTCGTGGCGCAGGTGGGTGTTCACGGTTTCGAAGATCACCCGGCCGTGCGCACCGGTGCGCGTGTGCGGCTTGATCACGTTCTGGAACAGGTGGTTGACCGCCTCGTGGGCTTGGCGCGGGCTGGCAACGTCGTATGCGTGTCTCATGGCAGCACCCTCACAACGCGCCAGGTCACGCCGGCCAACTCGAAGCGCTCGCCGACCTTAACGAGCAGGGGCTGGGCCCTGTCGCCGGTGACGTGGAACTGGGCGGTGCGCCAGTTGCCCCTGCCTATGGGTCGAAGGATCAGCATCATGCCGCGTGCCTCAGATGCCAGTGGGCGATCAGCACAGCCTCGGCCCGGTTGTGGTCCTTCACCCGCTTCAGCGGGGCGTCGGGGTACAGCGCCTGCGCGATGACGCGCGCCTCGTTCTTCTCGGCCTTCAGCCCGTAAAAGCCCTTCCACACCTTCGGCGGGGCGTACACCACCACCAGGTTCAGGCACTCCAGCGTGTTCTCGACCGCGCCCAGCGTGCGCAGCAGGGAGCCCTGGGTCTGTATGCTGTTGTTCTTGCCGGCCATCACGCCCACGGCTTCCACCACCGCCAGCACAGGCTCGTTCGCGGCGCATGTCTCCAGCAGCTGCTTGCGCAGCGTCCGGCCGTCCAGCTTTCGCTTCACCAGCGCTTTCGGCCCCACGTCGGGGATGTCCATGGTGGGCAGATCGAACACAGCCCGCAGGCCGTTGTGGTCCAGCACCGCGCAGGCGCCGGTCAGTCCAGGGTCGATTCCGATGACGATCACAGGTCACCGCCTTTCGTGCGCGTGAGCGAGGAGGGCTTCTCGCCGTGCCAGTCGCAGAAGCGCATGCATTCGCCGATGAACTGAGCGTCCAGCACACCGCACGCTCCGCCGCGGTGCTTGGCGATGATCAGTTCGGCGTAGTGCTTCCACTCCAGACCGAGGTCCGGCTTCACGTGGAACGGCCGGTGGACGAACAGCACCACGTCGGCGTCCTGCTCGATGTCGCCGCACTCGCGGAGGTCGGCCAGGATCGGGCGCATGTTCGGCCGCTTCTCCACTTCGCGGTTCAGCTGGGCCAGCAGCAGGATGGCAATGCCCAGTTCCTTGGCCAGGGCCTTGATGCCGCGGCTCACCTCACCCAGCTGGGTCGCACGGTTGGCCCGGCGGTCGGTTCCCTCCATCAGGCCGATGTAGTCCACCACCAGCACCGACAGGCCATGCCGGCGCTTGAGCGCGCGCGCCTTACCGCGCACCTGGTTGATGGTCAGCGCGGTCTGGTCGCTCACGTACAGCGGCACCTGGCGCAGGACTTCCACCGCGGCGGACATCTGGGACCACTCGAAGTCGTTCATGCGCTCGGGCCGCAGAATCTTGTGGTACGGCACGTGCGAGCGCATGGACACGCGGCGCTCCTGCACCTCGTCCTTCGGCATCTCCATCGACAGCACGCCCACCGGCTTGCCTTCGTTCGTGGCGATGTGCTCGCCGACGCTCAGCGCCAGCGCCGTCTTGCCCATGCTGGGTCTGGCCGCCAGCACGTACACCTTGCCGGCGCGCAGGCCGCCGTTCAGTTTCTCGTCGAGGGCTTCCAGCCCGGTGGAGATGAAGTCGTCTCCCTCCCCGTCGTGGCGCCGGCTGACGGCATCCAGCACCTCCACGATGCCGGTATCCCCGTCCTGCCAGTCGTCGCTCTGTGCCCCGCTCTCGCCCAGGGCGATGATCGTGTGCTGCGCGTGGTCCAGCACCTCCACGGCGGTCTTGTCGCCCGGGTTGAACGCGGTGGTGGCAATCTCATCGCTGGCGGCCACCAGCTGGCGCAGCACCGACTTCTCGCGCACGATCTCGGCGTAGCGGCGCATGTTCGCCGCGCTGACCACGTGCTGGGCCAGGCCGTTGAGGTACACCAGGCCCACCGCTTCCGCCTTCCCCTGGTCGCGCAGGCGCTGGAACACGGTGATCACGTCGGCTGGCTTGTTCGCGTTCACCAGCGCCGCAATGACGGCAAACACCGTCTGGTGCTCGTGGCGGTAGAAGTCGGTCTCGGTCAGCAGGTCGCCCACGCGGTCCCATGCGCCGTTGTCCAACAGCAGGCCGCCCAGTACGCTGGATTCGGCCTCGATCGAGTGAGGCGGCACGCGCAAGGCGGCCACTTCACGGTCGCTCGGGCCATACCCGGCATCGAAGGCCGAGAAGTCGGCCGGTTCGGTCATGTTCATGCAGGCTCCATGGTTTTTTCCAGCACGTGCTTGAGGCCCTGCGACTTCAGCAGGAACTCGATGTCGGGCCGCCAGTTGGCGTGTTCGCCGGCGCGCGGCGTCTTGCCCATCAGGAAATCGTTGTCGCGGGTGCGCTCGAAGTAGGTGCGGAACCACTCGACGCCCTGCTCTGCGGTCTCAGCGCGGCGTGTGCCGTCGGGCTTGTTGGTGGTCAGCACCCAGGCCCACCGGTCGCGGATGGCCTTCTCCCGGGACTTGTCCATCACGCGGACCTTTGGCAACTCGGGCAGCACCTGGTGGTACAGGTCGACAATGGACTGCACCGGACAGGTCGGCAGCTTGGCTGGCGACGAGGAATCGTTAGATTCCTTCTTCTCCGAAGATGAAGAAGAAGATGAAGAAGAAGGGGGGGGTTCTTCGAAACCCGGAAGGGGGGTTTCCGAACCCCCCTTGTCTTTGCGTGGCCTACCCCCCTTAGAACCGGCCTCCGCACCCTTGATCCCGTGCTCTGCACCACCGTTGCCACCAGCTGCGCGGCGGTTGCGCAAATCCTCATCACGCACCATGCGGCTGCTGAAAACCACCCCTTCATCGGTGCGGCGCGCCACCCCTGTGTCGAGCAGTTCGTCCAGCAGGGACTCGCATTCCTTGGCCGACAGACCGACCTGGCGCCCAAGCTGGGCCGGCGTCATGCCTTTGCCGTTGATGGTCAGGTGCCCGTATGGCTCGCACTCGTGCGCCAGGCACATGACGTTGATCCACAGGCCTTGGGCGGCCATGGAGCACGACTGCAGCTCCACGTCCTTGCGCCAGTCGGCCGGGTAGAACTGGAAGGCTGGACGCTTCAAGACGCCACCCTCCCCAGCTCCAGCGCCTCGGCACCTTGGAACCAGATCGCCGAATCGATCCGCGCAGTCATCTTGGCCTGGTGCTCAGGGCTGCGGCTCTTGATGGCCTCGTACATCAGCGCTCGCCACTGGTGGGCGTCGTCAAGGTCTCCTGCAGCATGGGCTGCGATCATTCGCCGGCCGCAGTCCGTGATGTGCTGGTCCAGCCGCTGTTCGTCGGGTGTGAGGGTGGTCATGCTTGAGCCCTCAGCGCGGGCAACATCTTCACCAGCTCCCCGATCAGCTTTTCGGCGTTGGCGACCGTGCGCTGGTGCCTGGCCTTGTCGCAGTCCATGTACTTGGCCACGATGTACTCGACCACCGCCGGGGCATCGCCAGTGCTCTCCAGCCACGCCTCCAGGTCGTCCACGTTGAAGCGCTGGGTGTCGCTCTCGGAAGGGTTCAGCTTGCGGCTGAGGGTGCTTGGCGCCAGATCCATGTCAGCGGCCTGCTGGCCCTGTTTCTTGTCCACCACCGCCGAGCGATGGGCGACGAACGCGCGGAGCGTGCGGAAGCGCTCAGGCAGCGCAGGTTCGAAATTGAGGGTGAGCTGGGACATCTTTAACGTCTCCTACGGGAGATGGCAACTTCGGTTGCCGTCTGTTGCCATCTCGGTTTTGGGCAAAAAAATAGAGACTGGCGGCCATGACGACCACCAGCCTCTCGATCTGTTCAGGCACCCTGCCCTTCGGCTTGGGCTGCGATCCCCGTGGGTGCGGGTTCTGCCGCTCCACCGGTGATCGCCGCAACCAGCTCGGGGAAGCGCCGCTTTGCGACGACCCCCAGAACCCGGTCAGAAATGCGCGGGGGCAACTCGTCAGGCCATCCGGAAACGGCCTGGTAAGAGACGCCCATGGCCTCCGCCGCGATGGCAACGGAGCCGCCCAGAAGTTCGATGGCTTTTTGCTTGTGCATACCGAATTAAAGCATGCTTTCTTTCGAGAAGCAATCATGCTTTCATCGGCCCGCGTAGGTTCCCTTTCTATGACCTACGGCAACAGGCTGGACCAGGCCATCAAGCTGGCCAAATCGTCGCGCAAAGCACTGGGTGAGGCCATTGGCATCACCGAACAGGCCATTGGCCAGGTGATCAGAGGGGACACGGAAGCGCTGAAGGCCCCGCACTCAGCGAAGGCCGCGCGGTTCCTGAAGGTGGATCACCACTGGCTTGCGACCTCAGAGGGGGAGCCCAGACCGAATGCCGGCTGGCCTTTCATGTCCTTCGGGCCGAGCGAATACTTCAGACTGAGCCCGGAACTGCGGCTGGAGATAGAGGACCGTCTGCTGGGCGCCATTGTTCGCACCAGCGAGGTGAAAGAGAGAGGCGGGAAAGCTGCCTAAAGTGAGCGCCAGAATCTATCAATTTCCCAGTGTCCGCCGCTGGAAGCACAAGGGTTAACCCGAAATGAAGAACATTCAAGCCGCCATCGTGACATGCATCATCCTCGGGGGTTGCGCAGCACCATCAAGTCACGTGGCATCGTCCACTGCGGTGAAGCCTGCCGATTCTTCTCAGGTTGCGAGGTGCACTTACCTTGATGACATCGTGGGCACGTCGGCCTGGTATGGCGCGTTTGCCTCTCAGGGGTCAGAGAACGCCCGCCAGGAGGCTCTGCTGCGCGCTGAGAAGGCCGGAGCCACGCACATCGTCTGGAACGCGCCTACGGTGCTCCACGGCAGCACATCGGTAAGCGGCAAGGCGTACCGCTGTTGACCGCGCGCGCATGAAACAGCCACCCCGCCGGGTGGTTTTTTTTCGCCTTTCGTCGGGGGATTGCCAATTTCCACACGATGAATGAAAGCATGCTTGCGTTCCAAATGAAAGTATGCTTCAATAACTCCATCGCCTCACCCGAGGCAATCGATGGAGAAGCAGATGCAAGTCGACAACGTGGAGCGCCGGGAAAGCTACCCCCGCCTGACGCGTGAGCAGGCTGAGGAATACGTGGCAGCGGAGCGCGAGGCTGTGCGCCAAGACGTGATTCGCAACCACCTGAATGCCGCGTGCAACGCCATCAAAGCGGTGCCGCTGGAGCTGGTCACGCCGGAGTACATCGACTCGGTGCTTCGGTCGCTGTCATGCAGGGCCATGGAGGCGCAGCTTCCGGAGCTGAGCGAGGCCATCGAATGCTTTGCTGATGAGGTGGAAGCATGAACGACGACGACAAGCGCGCTCAACGCGATGCCAGCCGAGTCACGACCTTGGTGGTTGTGCTTGTGGTGGTTGCTTTCTTTGGTGGTCTTGCCAAGGCAATCCAGATGCTCGGCGAATCGTTCGGGGTGCTGTGATGAATTGCTGCAACGACTACGGCCAGTGCACCCGCGGTGCTGACTGCCCTGCCCGCCCTGCTTCCTGTGATTCGCTGGGTGTGTGCCAAGACCGCACGCCTCCCTGCAAGAACTGCCACCCGGTGAAGCCCGAAGGATCGGGCGCTGTCTTTCCCGAGGGCGAAGTGATGGCCCTCAACGTCTCAACCGCATTCGTGCTGGGCCTCGCGCTGGCCTACGGGCTTCTGGAGTACGTGTCGTGATCACCCTCCGTCTGTTCGCCTTCTACCGCCGCGCTGGCATGGCCTTCGTGCCTGCCCTGCGCAAAGCCATCCGCGCCGCCTGGCGCCCCTACTGATCAACCACCTGGAGACCATCATGGCCCTTCGCATCACCCGTTCCAGCGACCCGATCAAGGTCGAACGTCTCAACCTCTGCCTGTACGCCCCGCCCGGCATTGGCAAGACCACCCTGGCTTTCACTGCCGCCTCGCCGTTGTTGCTGGACTTTGACCAGGGCGCACACCGTGCGGCCAACCGCAAGGACACCGTGCGCGTGCAGGCCTGGACGGACGTGGCCGACATGAAGGCCGAGGACCTGGAGCCCTACGCCACTATCGTGGTGGACACCGCCGGGCGGGCCCTGGATCACCTCACGGCCGACATCATCCGCCGCAACCCGAAGGCCGGGCGCGGCGGCGCGCTGACCCTGCAGGGGTACGGCACGCTGAAAGCCGAGTTCGTGGCCTGGATCAAGATGGTGAACGCCTTCGGCAAGGACGTGGTGCTGATCGCGCACATGGACGAGCAGCGCAACGGCGACGAGATCATCGAACGCCTGGACGTGCAAGGCGGTAGCAAGGGCGAAATCTACAAGGCGGCGGACGCCATGGGCCGCATCGTGATCCGCGACGGCAAGCGCCTGCTGAATTTCTCGCCCACCGATGCCGCGTTCGGCAAGAACCCGGGCCAGCTGGAACCGCTGGAGGTGCCGCACCCGGACCGAGATCCCGAGTTCCTGGCGAAGACGATGCAGGCCATCAAGGACAAGCTCAACGCCTTGACCGAAGAACAGGCCGCCGCACAGCAGGTGCTGGTGCAGTGGCGCGAGCGCATTGCCGGCATGGGTTCGGCCGAGGACTTCAACGGCGCGCTGGCAGAGGTGAAGCTGGCACCCAAAGCGGCGCAGGCCATGTTCGCCGACGCTGCCAAGGTCAACGGCTTGGCCTTCGACGCCAAGGCGAAGAAGTATGCCGAGGCGGTGGCAGCATGAAGTGGCGTGTGTCAAACGTCGAGGCCTTCCGCAAGTGGGAGGCAGACGAGGAAGCCGACACCGGCGAGTTCATCGCTGAGCTGCAGTTCGGCTTCCCCGCATCGCCCGCCATGCTGGCCGGCACCGCATTCCACAAGGCGCTGGAGGAAGCCCCCACGGGCATCACAGCCACCAGCCTTCTGGCCTTGGGCCACACCTTCACCTTCCGGGGTGACTTCGAGGTGCGCCTGCCGGTGATCCGTGAGCTGCGCGCGTCCAAGACCTACATGGTGGACGGCGAGCCCATCGTGATCAGCGGCCAGGTAGACGGCATCGAGGGCCTGCGCATTGACGACCACAAGACCACGGCGCGCTTCGACCCCGACCGCTTCCTCAACGGCTACCAGTGGCGCCTGTATCTCGACATCTTCGGGGCCCGCGCCTTCCGCTGGAACGTGTTCGAGCTGGCCGAGCAGGACAAGCCCGGCCACTACGAGATCTTCGCCCAGCACACGCTAGAGCAGTTCCGCTACCCGGCGCTGCGCGACGACTGCCAGGCACTGGTGACACGCTTCGCGCGCTTCGTGCGCGAGCACGTGCTGATCACCGCCTGACCCCTTTCGGGCAATACCCGCTGGCGCGCCTCAAGCCCCCCCCCCCCCCCCCAGGGGCGCGGGGGGGCGGTTTGTTTGGCCC